TAACGACTTCGATATTGCTTCTCACGATGGCAGTAACGGTCTTAAATTGGGTGGGGTACTTGTTACTGCTGACTCAGGTGAGATTAATGTATTGGACGGCGCAACAGCAGGTACTGCAGTAGCTTCTAAGGCTTTAGTTGTAGACGCTAACAAAGACATTAACTTAGGCTCAGGCGATATTACAGCTACAAACGTAACTGGTACATTGCAAACAGCAGCTCAAACAAACGTTACTACAGTAGGTACATTAGATGGTTTAGCAGTTTCTGCTTCACAAACAGTTACAATGGGTGCAAACAGAGTTACAAATGTTGCAGATCCTTCACAGGCTCAAGATGCAGCTACTAAAGCATATGTAGATGCAGTTAAAACTGGATTAGATGTTAAAGACTCAGTTCGTGTAGCTACTACAGCTTCTGGTACTCTGGCTTCAGCTTTCGATAATGCAAGCACTGTTGATGGTGTTACTTTAGCTACTGGTGATCGTATTTTCCTTAAGAATCAGTCAACTGCTTCTGAAAATGGTATTTATACTGTAAATGCTTCAGGAGCTCCTACAAGAGCTACAGACTTCGATGCAAGTTCTGAAGTAAGCGGTGGAACATTTACTTTCGTTGAAGAAGGTACTACAAATGCTGACTCTGGTTGGGTAGTTACAAATAATGGGGACGTTACAGTTGGTACAACTGGTCTAACATTCGCTCAGTTCTCAGGTGCTGGACAACTTACTGCTGGTACTGGTATGACCAAAACAGGTAACACTCTTGATGTTGTTGCTGGAAATGGTATTACAGCTAATGCTAACTCAATACAGATCAATACTACATGGGCTGGACAATCTGCGATTACCACTTTAGGTACTATTGCTTCTGGTACATGGCAGGGTGACACGGTAGGAGTAGATTATGGAGGAACAGGTATTTCTAGCTTTAGTTCTGGTGATATCATGTATGCTACAGGATCTACTACTATCTCTAAGCTTAGTAAAGGTACTGGCGGTCAATTTATGAAGATGAATTCTGGTGCAACAGCTCCTGAGTGGTCTAATGAATTGGACGGAGGTACGTTCTAAGTTTACTTTTTAACTTTTGATATTATCCTAAGTAACACACTTGGGTTAATAATTGATTTTTACCAAAGAAATTTAGAATTGAGGATACCATATGTCAACTTTACAAGTAAATAACTTAGATTCGTATACCGGAACTAAAATTGATGTAGATAGTACCGCGGACTTGAATATTGAGTCTACCACTACTTCTAGTAGTAGCACCACTGGTGCTCTACGAGTTGCAGGGGGTATATCTACTCAGAATAACTTAAATGTTAGTGGTAATGCCATTGTTTCCGGCACATTAGAGGCTTCTTTAGATAGTAGTACTCTAGATGGCGGAACTTTCTAAGTAAAAAGTAATAGGGCCTTATAGCCCTATTTTAATAGGAATAGATATGTACCATGTCATAAAACCAAAACGTACTACTAGTGCGGGTACGGTTCCTACTACTTCTAACTTAGAGGCAGGCGAAATCGCTATCAACCTAGCAGATAAAAAACTGTTCGTTCGAGATACTTCCAATAATATATTGGAGTTAACCACTAGAACAGCATCATCTTTAGATGATATTTATCTGTCTGGTATTAGTAATACTCAACTACTACACTATAATAGTGGTAATAGTAGGTGGGAGAACTATAGTAGAGACTTAGGTGTCTGGAGTACTAGTGTAGGTAGAACCTATTATGTGGATGCTGGAACATCCAGTAAAACATCTATAGGAAAGAATACACACTCCGGCACTTATACATTAGAAGTAGATGGAATATTCAACTCCTCCGGACAGATAACTCTTGCCACAGGTAAGAAAGTAGGTCCGGGATGGTTCGCAGAATCAGCTTCTTTAATAACTGAAAGTTACGATATACCTTGTACATATAATGCTGAGTCAACTTCAGATCCTGCAATTGCAGTAGATGTAGTTGTTAAAGTGTGTACAGGTTCAATATTGAAAGTTTCAGATCTAATAACATCGGATTAGACCTTAAATAGGTCTTACCCTACCCAGCTATATAGCAAATTGAAATAAGGGAGAGCCAAATGGCCATAAAATTTAAACCGAAAAGAACCACCACCTCTAGTAATGTACCTAGTACCGCTAATATAGAGGCAGGTGAAATCGCTATTAACTTAGCAGATAAGAAATTATTCGTTCGAGATACTTCCAATAATATATTGGAGTTAACCACTCGAAATGTAAGTTCCTTAGATGATGTTAATATTAGTGGTTTAGCAAATGACCAAGTCTTGCAGTATAATAGTAGTAATAGTAAATGGGAAAATACTACTCTTACTAATATATGGACAGACTCTGGAACATTTATATACAACACATCAACTGTTGGAATTGGTACATCAACTCCGGATACCTCCTATAAATTGGATGTAAACGGTACAGTTAATTGTACTACTCTATACGTAGGTGGAGTTCAAGTAGATGGAGGTAACCCCCCTTTCTTGCTTACTCAACCTACTATTACAGCAAACTATACAGTAGCTGCTAACTTTAATGCTTCCTCTTCTGGAACTGTTGATGTAGCCACAGGAATAACTTTAGATGTTGGCGCAAACGCTAACTTATCTATATCATAAATAAGGAATTATAAAATATGTCTACTTTAAAAGTAAATACTATTGACGCACACTCAGGAAGCTTGCTTACTATTGATAGTACTGCAGATCTATCTGTAGCTAGCGCTACTAGTGCATCAAGTACTACTACCGGGGCCTTAAAGGTAACTGGTGGTATTTCTACACAAGAAAATTTATATGTTGGTGGTAACGCTGTTATCACGGGCACAATGACCGCAAATGGCGGAACAATCACATTAGGTGATGCAGGTACTGATAATGTTACTATTGGGGGTGAGATCAATTCTGACGTTATCCCTGATGTTACTAACACGTACGACTTAGGTTCTTCTTCAAAGAAGTGGGCTGAAGTTCATGCTACTACTGTAACAGGTAACTTAACAGGTGACGTAACAGGTGACGTAACAGGTAATGTAACAGGTAATGTAACTGGTAATGTAACTGGTAACTTAACTGGCGATGTAACAGGTAATGTAACTGGTAATGTAACAGGTAATGCAGACACAGCAACTACATTAGCGGCTACTAAAACTATTGGTGGCGTTGCTTTTGATGGTTCAGCTAATATCAATCTTGCGGGTGTAAACACTGCAGGTAACCAAGATACTTCTGGTAATGCAACAACAGCTACTACATTAGCAACTGCACGCACTTTAGCGTTAAGCGGAGACGTTAGTGGTTCTGTAAGTTTTGATGGAAGCGCAAATGCTACAATCACAGCTACTATTGCTGATGACAGCCACAATCATACTACAGCTAATGTAGACGGATTAGACACTGCTTTAGGCTTAAAAGCCCCTTTAGCTAGTCCTACGTTAACAGGTGCACCACTTGCACCTACTGCAGCTGCTAATACCAATACTACGCAGATAGCTACTACAGCTTACGTGCAAACTGAACTTACTGATTTAATCGGTGGAGCACCTGGTACCTTAGATACTCTTAATGAGTTAGCATTTGCAATCAACGATGACGCGTCTTACGCTTCTACATTAACTACTGCTTTAGCAACTAAAACAGCTAAAACGTCAAACCAGTCTTTATCTTCGGCAGCAAATGCATTGACTATCTCAGGAACTACTATTACTCTTGCTAGAGGCGACAGCACTACAGATACTATCTCTATTCCCGCAGGATACGCAGACTCTGATGTTGACTCTCATTTAAGTGGTGGATCAGGTATTACGTATTCTGCAGGCGCTATTAGTGTTACAAGTGGTAGCATTACCGCAGCTCATCTTGCAGCTAACTCAGTAGATTCATCCGAGCTAGTGGATAATGGTGTAGATGCTTCTCATTTAAATGTAACAGGAAACGGTACTACCTCTCAGTTCTTACGTTCTGATGGTGATGGAAGTTTTTCTTGGGTAACTCCTACAGATACTAATACTACTTATTCAGTTGGTGATGGTGGTTTATCTGAGATTAACTTTACTTCAGCTGACCATAGTAAATTGAATGGTATCGAAGCATTAGCTGACGTAACTGATGTTACTAACGTAACTGCTGCTGGTGCATTGATGGATTCTGAGGTTACAAACCTTGCA